CAAGCTCAAGGCAATCAACGTTCCGGATGAGGCGCTGTGGGAGCGAATCCCGGGTGTGACGCCGGATGAGATTGAGCGTTGGAAGACCATGCGCAATGACCAAGCATCGGCAATCGTCGGTGGGGATATTGCGGGGCTGTTCGGTCCTAAGCCGGATCCGGCAGCCGACGTACAGACGGACGGGGCACCGGAGGGGGTCTAGTTGGCTACCTCCGGGGCTCTCGCCCAAGCTAGGTATGACGAGACCACATCGGTTACGCGAGGCGTTCTAACGGCCGTACAGGGGCTTTGGCGCGATGCCACCCCCGACCGAATCCTAAGCGCGATGCAAGGGGAAACGGGCCGACAGATCCTCAACGCTGTTCTTGCTGGGCAACTCTCGGTTGCTCAGGGCGCGCAAGCGTTCGTGAACGGCGCGATGATGGCTCAGGGTGCGTCGTTCGGCCCCCTTGGTCGGCTCGTCCCCGGCTCTCTTGCCGGTCTTGCGGCTGACGGTCGGAACCTTGCAACTCTCCTGTATCTACCGGCCGTTACGACGGCTCAGGGGATGGCTGCCGGTCTGACCGCTGAGGATGCGGCAATCCTCGGGCTCAACCAAATGGCAAAGATCGTGTCTACCACGCTTGCTGATACTTCCCGTGCGGCAACTGCCGTGTCTATGGCTGCTGAGCCTCGCTGCATTTCCTATGTGCGTACGGTTCGGCTGCCTGCTTGCTCGCGTTGCATCATCCTTGCGGGTCGGCAGTACAGCTACAGCACGGGCTTTAAGCGTCACCCCGGTTGTGATTGTGGCATGGAGCCCATGAGTGACGCGGAGTGGCGTGAGTCTGCTAGCCCGGAGGATCTGTTTAAGCAGATGACTCCGGAGCAGCAACACAAGGCGTTTGGTGCGGGTGGCGCTGACGCTATTCGGAACGGGGCCGATATCGGTCAGGTGGTTAACGCGCGACGCGGTATGGCCACTGCGACGAATGGCAAGAAGGTCACGACTGAGGGCACCACCAAGCGAGGCATTGGCGCTAAGGCGCTTGCTCGTAATGGTGCGTCCATTCAGAAGGTTCCGGGTCAGAAGCTGCCTCGTGTGAATGAGGCTCGCCTTATGCCGGAAACGATTTTGAAGAACGCTCACGGCGATCGTGAGTTGCAAATCAAGCTTCTCAAGAAGCATGGATACATAGTTTAGGAGCGATTCCTAGTGCCTGAAAACCCGAACCCCAACGGTCCTGAGGGCGACGCGCCCAAGGATGGTGACCCGGCTGAGGGCACCGGAACCGCTCCGAAGAACGGCCCTGAGGGCAGTGAGAGCGGCGACGGTGACGAGGGAGATAACTCCCTTGGTGACGCCGGTAAGAAGGCTCTCAGTGAGGAGCGTGCGGCCCGTAAGGCTGCCGAGAAGGAAGCCACTGAGGCCAAGGCTGAGGCCAATCGGCTACGGCGTGCGAATGCAGCCACCAAGGGCACTGACCTTGAGGCGATTCGTGATGAGATTCGCGCTGAGTTCAACTCGGAGCGACTTAAGGACAAGATTGCGCTTGCTTCTGCGGGCCGTTTGGCGGACCCGTCGGACGCTTCACGCTTCCTTGACCTTGACTCCCTTTCGGCTGACAAGCCGGATGACATCAAGGCTGCCCTAGACAAGCTTCTGACTGAGCGCCCGTACCTTGCGGCTAAGGATGCCGAGAAGGGTTGGGGCGACGTTGGCGGGGCGCAGCGTAAGGCCGTTGAGCCTGAGCCTGCCTCTCCGCTTGACCGGCTACGGCGTAGCTACGGCAGCAAGTAACCGCAACTACTGAATTCAGTAGCTGCCGCTCTCTTATTGATTGGATTACCCATGGCTCTAACTCTGCCTGAGGCTGCAAAGCTCTCGGAGAACGACCTACAGCGGGGCGTCATTGAGACGTTCGTGCAGGAGTCGCCCGTTCTTGACCGCATTCCGTTCCTCACCATTGAGGGTAACGCGTACGCCTACAACGAGGAGGCGACGCTACCGGGTGTCGCGTTCCGTTCTGTGAACGAGTCCTACACTGAGTCGACCGGTACGGTTAACCAGAAGTCGGAAAGCCTCGTGATTCTCGGTGGCTACGCTGACGTTGACCGTTTCATCGTCCAGACTCGCGGCAACCTCAACGATCAGCGCGCTGTTCAGACGCGCATGAAGGTTAAGGCCGCCTCGTACAAGTTTCAGGACACGTTTTTCAACGGTGACACTGCCGTTGACGCCAAGTCCTTTGACGGCCTCAAGAAGCGTCTGACCGGTTCTCAGGTCCTGAGCACGGGTACTAACGGTGCTCCGATTGTGGGTAACGGTGGCTCTGACGCTTACGCCTTCTTTGACCAGCTTGACGCGCTCGTTGCGCAGGTTCCCGGCCTGAACGGTGCGAACGGTGCTCTCTACGCCAACGCGTCTGTCATTGCGAAGATTCTTTCTGCGGGTCGGCGTCTTGGTGGCGTCGAAATGGTCCGCGAGGATCTGACCGGCAAGCGTGTTGTCACTTGGAACGGCATTCCGGTTCTTGACCCGGGTCAGACGGTTGCCGGTGCTGACATTCTCACCAAGACCGAGACGCAGGGTACGGCTACCAACGCGTCGTCCATTTACGCGGTCAAGTTTGGTGCGGACGAGGGTGACCGAGCGGTTACGGCACTGACCAACGGTGGCGTTCACGTTGAGGACTTTGGCCTACTTCAGTCGGCCCCGGTCTACCGCACGTTCATTGAGTTCTTCACCGGTCTCGCCGTGTTCGGCGGTAAGGGTGCTGCGCGCCTGACCGGTGTCCTAGCTGCGTAAGGAGAGTGGTTATGCCGCCCGCCCGTAAGAAGGCTGTTGCGGCTCCCGCTCTTGAATGCGGCAAGGCTGACGCTTGTGGTTCCTCGTCTCGGGTTGAGAGCTTCAATGCTTCTCGCCCGGACGGGGAGCCGGTCAAGGTCACTCGCTGCATTGAGTGCGGCAGTCACAAGGTAGAGAACGACTCCTAGGGGGCAGGATGCCGGAACTTCCCGCGCTAGCCACCCCTGAGGAGCTAGCCGCTTGGATGCAAACCGATGTGGGCTCGCTTCCGGCGTCCGCCTCGCTCGTGCTGGACACGGCCTCAGCGATTGTGCGAGGAGAGGCACGGCAGCATTTCACGCGTCGTACAACGACCGTGGTCATGTACCCGGAGACCTACAGGGCTTGGGCCGGTCCGGTCCGTTGCTTTGTGGACTTGCCGCAGCGTCCCGTTATCAGCGTGGCGTCTGTGGTGGACGAGGACGGTAACCCCGTCCCGTTCAAGCTCAAGCGAAACACGCTGACCCTTGAGAGGGTCTGTGAGGCTGTCTCCGTGACGTTCACGCACGGGTACGCGGAAACCCCCGGGGACGTTAAGGCAGTCGTTCTAAGCGCTGCCTCACGCGTTCTGAACAACCCCTCAGACATTCGTCAAGAGGCCGTAGGCAGTCTGTCGGTTACGTATGCCGCTGAGACGATTGGCGCGAGCCTCGCTCAGGCTGACAAGGATCTACTTGCGCGTTACCGGCGTCGGGCAGCGTCTGTCAGGTGGGGCTAGTGAGCCTGCTTACTGCTGACGCTGCCACGGTGCTACGGGCCCCGTACGTCACGGACAAGTACGGCAACACGACTACTCAGCGGGATTGGGCTAATGCGGTCCGGTCTCCGCTGAGTGGCGTGTCTTTCCAGCCGGACGCGTCCACTGAGGCGACGGGGGACCGGGGCTCTGTGGTCACCGGATATCGGTTGATCACTCGTCGGGGCATGGACGCTGACATTTTGCCGACTGACCGGATTGAGGTCTACGGCATGACCCTTGAGGTTGACGGCGAGATTGGCCGTTTCCGCACGGGGGGCCGAGTCCATCACGTTGAGGTACGGCTTAAGAGGGTGTCCGGATGAGCAACGTTCGTATCACCTACAACTTTGATTTCATCCGGTCGCTGCCCAACAACATCAAGACTGCTCACGTTGTGCTGAACGAGGCCAACCGTATGAAGAGCGGCATTGAGGGGGAGGGTGGTGAGGCTCGCGTTGATTCTCAGTTTGGCGGGTCCCGATTCCGTGCGGCTGTCATTGCCGGGTACGAGGATGGGGCGCACGCTGAGAACACGCGTAGGCAGCTTCTGAGGAACCTTGGGAGCGCGGATGGCTAAGCCGGTGGTGTTCTTCCCGGATGCCGTTCTAGTGGCTATCCAGTACCTACGGGGCGCCCTTGGTGGCGTCCCTGTCTATTCCCGCGTGCCTGAGTCTCGTCCGGCTGAGTTCATTCGGATTGAGCGCTTGGGCGGTCTGCGGAATTCCATTGTGACCGACCGGCCCCGTATCGACATTGAGTGTTGGTCGGACAGCGAGGAAAGCGCGGAAGCCCTGATGAGTCGGGCTCGCGCTTACGCGCTCGCTATGGCCGGTAAGCGTGGCGATACGACCGTTTACAACGTCTCTGAGGTTACGGGCCCTCAGTGGCTTCCTGATCAGACCTCCGGGCAAGCCCGTTATGTGTTCGCTGTTGAGTTCTCGACACGCGCTCTGCCCGGTTCCCTCTAACGATTGGATGGTGTGCCGTGGCCGGTGACATCAACAACCCCCGCCTATGGGAGGGTGCTGACCTTTGGACGGCTCCCGTTGGCACTGCCCTACCTGCGACGCTTGACGTTGCTATGTCGACCGTGGCGGATTGGAAGGCTGTCGGTCTTCTGTCTGAGGACGGCGCTAGCGAGGCTCGCGACGAGGACACGAGCGACTTTTACGCATGGGGCGGGAAGCTGATTCGTACTCAGCGTTCCAAGCACAAGCGAAGCATTTCGGTTACGTGCCTTGAAGACAACCTAGTTGTGTTCGGCCTCGTCAACCCTGGTAGCACGGTCACGACGACTGCCGGTGTGAACACTCGCACTATCAAGATTCCCAAGAGCGAGAAGCGTGCGTTCACGCTTGAGCTGACGGACGGCGACGTTACCAAGCGTCGGCACATCCCGACCGGTGAGATTACGGAAGTTGGTGAGGTCACCCTTTCGGAGTCGGACCTACAGGCTTTCGAGCTAACCATCACGCTCTACCCGTCGGCTGACGACGTGCTTTACGTCGACTACGACAACGACCCTCAGACGGCTGTCCCTGAGACTCCGTAACACCACTTACTGAATTCAGTACCTGACTACCCCCGAATAGGAGCGTTCCCGTGCCCACGAAGAACGACGTTACCGGTAAGCCTTTCTCCGTCGAGTTCAACGGCGACACGTACGAGGTTTCCCCCGCTGAGGATTGGGACCTTGATGTACTTGAGGCCATTGACGAGAACAAGCTAACCCTTGCGCTCAAGGCGCTGCTTGGTGACGAGCAGTACGCCACTTTCCGCGCTACCAACAAGAAGGTCAAGGATCTTGGCGCTTTCTTTGAGGTAGCCGGTAAGCAGGTTGGCGCGGGAAACTCCTAAGCCTCCTCGCGTTCCTGCGGGAACACGGGGACGCTGTTGAGGCTGATCTAGCCTTTCGGGGTATTGACCTACTCGACATGTGGCGGGGGACTCTGAGCCCCCGCCGCGTGGACGTTCTTATACGCGGGCTTCCGCCCGATTCTGCGACTCGCCAAGCGATGAACGGTGAGCCGCTTTGGTCGCGTACTGATTTCATCCTCGCTGACCTTGTGGACTCTACGAACTCTGTTCAGTGGACGATTGCCAACAAGGATCAAGAGCGCCGTAACCGGCAGCCTACGCCGGAACCTTATCCGCGCCCGGGATTGAAGAAGACCACCAAGAAGGAAATCACTGCGGCTGATCTGCTCGCGTTCCGTGAACGTACGAAAGGGGCCTAATGCCTGCGCCTGAAATCGCAGTTGCGTATGTCTCCATTGTTCCGGAGATTCAAGGGTTCGCCCGTGATCTGCGCGCACAGATCGTTGGTCCGGCGGCTGACGCTGGTGACCAAGCGGGTGAGGCTGCCGGTGGTGGGCTCAAGGACAAGCTCAAGGCGGGTGCTGCGGCGGCTGGAATTGCGGCCGGTGCAGTGCTCGTCAAGGGCATTGCTGACGCCATTGAGCAGGCGAACATTACCAAGAAGCTACAGGCTCAGCTTGGGGCTTCCGGTAAGGACGCTGCTCGGTACGGCAAGGTTGCCGGATCCCTTTACGCCAAGGGTGTTACCGAGAACTTTGAGCAAGGCGCGGAAGCTATCCGCGCGGTGGTGAACGGTGGCCTCGTAAAGCCGGACGCCACGAACAAGCAGCTAGAGAGCATCGCTAGCAAGATGAGCGATGTTGCTACCACGTTCGGTACCGATATGGGCATGCAGACTCAGGCAGTCAGCGCGCTCATGAAGAACGGCCTAGCGAAGAATGCCGGTGAGGCGCTGGACGTCATCACGACCGGTATGCAGAAGCTAGGACCGAATGCGGATGACCTACTAGACACGTTCCAGGAATATCCGGTTCAGCTCAAGAAGCTTGGCCTTGATTCCAAGACGGCTATGGGTCTCTTCTCTCAGGGTCTCAAGGGTGGTGCCCGTGATACGGACATCATCGCTGACGCCATGAAGGAATTCTCTATCCGCTCCATTGATATGAGCACCACGTCACGCGACGCGTATAAGTCGCTTGGTCTGGACGCTCAGAACATGGAAAAGATGATCGGTAAGGGTGGCGACTCGGCTACCAAGGGGCTTGACATTGTCCTTGATAAGCTCCGAGGAATTCACGATCCGGTCAAGCGCGAGGCTGCTGCGGTTGGTCTGTTCGGTACTCAGGCTGAGGATTTGGGTTCGGCCCTATTCGACCTTGACCCGAGCAAGGCTGTTGCTGCGGCGGGCAAGACTGAGGGTGCGGCAGCGAAGCTAGGTAAGACGCTGCGTAGTGGCCCGATCTATCAGATCAAGGCGTTCGCCCGGACGTTGCAACAGGACCTAGTTGAGGTAATCGGCAAGTACCTCGTTCCGGCCCTGACTAAGGCCGGGGAGTTCGGCAAGGCTGCTTGGTCTTGGATGAAGGATAATCAGGGCTGGCTACTTCCGTTCGCTGCGGGTATCACGGCGATTGCTGTTTCTGTAGCGCTCTATACGGGTGTGGTGCGTACGGTCGCTGCTGTGACTAAGGCGTGGGCGGCTATTCAGCTTGCGTTCAACGCCGTTATGGCTATGAACCCTCTTGCCCTCGTCGCGCTCGCGCTCGTGGGTATCGCTGCGGCTCTGTATGTGGCTTACCAGAGGTCTGAGACGTTCCGGAACATCGTACAGACGGCTATGTCTGCGGTTGCTTCCATCTTCTCGTGGCTTTGGAACACGGTTCTTAAGCCAATCTTTGGG